GTATTGAGCCATCTGGTTTGCGGCAGCAGCATTCTGTAAAGCAGCGGCATTTTGTGCGGCAGAACCGAATTGACCTGCTTGGTTCAAAGCACCTGCATTTGCAAGACCTGCTTGTTGCAGATTACCTGCATTGAATTGAGCCAATGCATTCTGTGCGGCAGCGTTTTGAGCAGCAATCGTATTCTGAGCATTAGCACCAAACTGGAATGCTTGGTTTTGTGCGGCTTGTGTAGACAACCCTGCTTGCTGAAGCTGTTGAGCATTGAACTGAGCAAGTGCATTAGCTGCAGCTTGATTGCTCATACCTGCTTGCTGAAGATTGCCAGCATTAAACTGAGCCATCTGATTAGCAGCCTGACCAGCAACATCAAATGCGGCACGCATACCAGTAAACACTTCGCTATTAGGATCAGCAAAGTTACGATAGATCTGCGCACCAGTTAATTGGTCTTGGTTAAAACCTGCAAACTGCCGTGGAGCTAAACCTGCGGCAACACCCTGTGCGCTTTGTACGTTTTGCAAATAAGCATCACGCAATGCAGGATCAAGTTGCTGTGTTTGTTGACTTGAACCACCAGACATAATTACACCTCCGTAGAAAGCCAATAATGTGTTGGCTTCATGTTAAATTTAGATACAAAAGTTCTAGACCAACCCCTACGTCCTGTTAGGGTGATCCTTTGGCATCCCATGTGTTCAGCGAACTTTTGAATATGGGGGGTAAGTGTCTCTAGTTCCTCTAGATTACCACCTGCCAAAAATATATGCAAAACCTTCATTCTTGGAAAGTTTTGAACCTGAGTGACAACAGCACTATTCTCACTAGGCCACAATTGCATCGTACAACTGTCAATACAGTCGGCTACGTCCTGCAAATTATGAGTGTTATCGTATTCTAAAGCAGGTTGTAAGATTTTCTCTACTTTTTGAAAAGTTCCAGCCCATAATGGTAGTTCACCATTAGTTTTGTACTTCTCATAGTCAATCATCTCAAACTGCCAGGCTTTCCATCAAAACGAATAACACCAACTCGCCAATCAGTTAATCTCACGCCTTCAATCTTTGCAGCTACCTGTCTTCCACTAATTCGGACAGAAGTAGGGTTAGCCATTGAATATGGGCCATGATTGTATTCAGTAGCATTAGGATAGAACTTAGTGCTAAACCGCACTTGCACATCACCTGCAGTCTTTTCATCAGGAACCAGTCCTGTCAGACTCATAGTCCTATCACCAACACCTAACTCTACTGGTCCAGACTCTGCAAAAATAGTCTGTGAGTCGTAATTAAAGCCAATTTCATGCTCATAGACATATCCGTCTGTAGACACCATGATTGGATTGGAGAATATCCCACGATCTGTACCGCAAGTACGAGCCAAAGTGCCAATAGCCCAATGATTCTCACGATAGTTGTAAGAAACGTAAGAATCTACCTCGTTTGATCCAGAACTAGGGTAAAACCACCAAATCTCACCATAAGCAGAATTATGGACGCAGTAAACCTTAGATGATTGAGTCATGTTCATGTTGCTGAACACATAATCAGATACATCTGAGTTCAAAGGCTTAACATAGCCATCGTATATCCAGAATCCTGATCCAGACATCCAAATACAAGCATTGTCAGTAGCTGCTACTGCTTGCTTAGAGATAACACCACAACCTGTACCTACACGCTCAAAACTGTAGATAAATGGTGGGCCAATGTATGTTGCAGTATGTACATCTACATCTGTAAACAGAATAGTCGCACCACGAATTCGTTTGGCACATTGCAAAGAACCAATAGTGGTCAACTCAAAGTCACCAGCTTGGTTTGTAGCAGCAGGAGTCCAGATTGTGTTGTCCTCTTGGTCACACCATTGGACTTTACGGGGATTGCCACCTGCTCCCAAAGCAAATAAGAATCGTTCTTGAGTAACAATCAGACCAGTACAGCTTGTTGGTGCGTTAGTAATTACTGCGGCATCAACACCAGTATCCAGTTGCCATTCAAGCAACTTACCATCTTTTGATGAGCAAGCTACCAAATACTGACCCCAAGTATCCATGCTCCATGTAGTAGCAGGAGTGTATTGGCCTAAGTCTGGTCTAGCAACACCATAGGCAAAGTTGCCATAAGTGCTATAGCCATAACCAATCTTCAAAACAGCATCAGCATCACCAACTGTAAAACCTGTTGGAGTGATGTCTGTCAAAGTACCGCCTTCATTCATTGCATATAGCTTTGAATGTGTACCAATTCCGATACGTCTATTATTGCTGTTGTCTCGCCAGTTAATCAACCCACGAGCCATTCCACTCAATTGTGTAGATGAACGCTTACGCCATCCACCAACAGGGCGAATAGTGCCTTCATACCAACGAACTAGATTAGAACTGTTCCAGCGCCCTTTAGACTGGTATTCAGTACCATTCTTGTAAACACCTGGAGGAATTTGGAGAGGAATGTAGGCCATATTTGTAGTCTATCAGGTAGGTAGGTTAGACACAAAAGTCATTGTAGCAATCAAAGATGCTGTAGATGGATAGTTTCCTCCTGCAGCATAGTGTTGGATACTTACAGCCGTGTTATCAGTTTCCCACCAAAGTTCAACATAATCAGTTGCATTTAAACTAACAAAGTAGTTCCAACCTGCAATCAAATGTCCATGAGTTCCACCATGACTGTTAGGTATAGAAATATAACCAGTTGAACCAGTTACTACTGTTCCATTTATTTTCAACCAAACACGGACATCGTGGATCTGAGTATCAGAGTTTTCAAACTGACCAGACCATTGAAGATTCCAGATACCAGCGTCTGTAACTGTTATTCTTGAACCACTAGCAACACTTACACCATTGGCGTAGTCTGTAGTATTCAACGTCATTGCATAAGCAGTATTTGCAGATGCAGCAGTCTGGTCTGTTGTGTCTTGAAATTCCCCATAAGGGATATTTAAATATCTACCACCTCTTGGACCACTCAATGATTGAATAGTATTGACTAACTTAGTAAAAAACAGCCTCAAAAGATTATTGTTCTGATTCTGAACATCTTGAGAATAGACAATGCCTGATGTCCCCAAAGGAGGAATAGCAGGTACATCTAATTGCTGTTTTACATTAGCCATTACTTCTTAATCCATGTCTGCCACACAGCACCTGCGGCAACGATAACGCCACCAATCCATAGAATTGGTTGAGCAATAGAAGCAATCCACCCAAGAACTTTAATAGCTCCTTGGGCAGCATCAATGGCTTCTACAAGACCTTTTGTGTTGTTGTCAATACGATCAACCTTGCTTTCAACAGCAACAAGTCTTTCGTAGATTTGCTCGTGGCTTACATCACTCATGGTGCATCAGGCCAAGTAATAGTCCAAGGAAATCCAGATTGCGCTGTGACATCACGCAAAGCCTGGCGATATGTTGCCCATGCTTGTTTGTCAACAGGTGCATCAGCTACTTGTGTCCAATCAGAAGCAGTAAGTTTGTCATTACGTTCAGCACGAACTTGACCTGCTTTTTCTTCATCAGGAATAACCTCAACAGTAAATACACGATTTACTTGAGTGCCATCAAATACATAGTTAGGGCCAGCAATTCGCTCACGCTCTGTGTGCGTTGGCTCATCACCTACGATTGGGTACAGACCAAACGCTTCTAAACCAGTCGCACCAACAGGAATGCTGGTGTTGCCCACTGATGTGGGCAATGTTACGTTGTAGCGAGTGATCTCGCCATTTTCAATGAGTGCGTACATTAAAGTTGTCCTCCGTCTGTGATTGTTCCAGTTTTTGTAAAGTCACCGCCAGTGCCGCTATTTGTTCCTTGCGATGCTGGATCAAAGCGCACATAAATTGGTGGTGTTGGAATTGCCGCTGCAGTTATTTGGGCTGATAAGTTAACTGGATAACCAAACGCATCACGAAACTTCAAGCGTTCGGACTCTAGGCTAAAGTCAATGTAGCTGGTTGTCATGTACATCTCAGCAAGACCGCCATCTAAGTACCCCGAACCATTGTTCCAGCCAATTATTGGGGCCATTAAATCATGCGCAATATTAGCATTTGTGTAAGTTGAAACAATTAACGATTGGCTTACATCATTAATATACACAAACCTTTTTGCAGCATTTGTCATATCAAAACAGTATCTAACAAAGTAATTAATGCCAGTGGCAATGGTTGATGTGTTTGTTTGCACCGACAAAATAGTTGTACCCGCTGAATTTGTTGCAACAAAAGTTAATGGCTGAGTACTTGTAGAAGAAAGTAAAATTCTTAGCCCACTACTGCCATACAAAATTCCAGCCTGAGAACCTGGGTAATTAGTTACATTAATCCAAAATGAACCACTGACAGTAGAACTTGCGCTTACACCTGACAT